AGTATCTAAGTGTCACACAATTAGTAACTGAGAATTTTTCTAATAAATATGGTCAGAAGGTATCACCAGAAAACGCTTGGGATAGTATTTAAATGTCATCACATCTATCAAACCAAATAGGACTTGGAATACAACCACCAGGTGGGATAAATTTTAATACCAGCTTGGAAGGGGTTGATGTTCCAGGAACAACTTATAATCAAGGAGCATTTGCTGAAAATCCTGGTACTCAAGTAGGTAAGCAAAAATTTTATGATAAAATTCAAAACAATCTTCACTCTGGAAACCAAGGTTTAATTACAACAAATGACCAAGATGTTAACGTGAACCCATACATGAATAATAATGGAAGTGCCATAATAACTTTGACAAAAGATGATGACCCAAACTATAACCATGTTCTATGGGATGGAGATAAAGCAGCTTCTGGAGAGTGGGGGGAAACTTATGGATTCAATCCAAATAAATTTAGATCTTATGTTGCTATTGGAACTGAAGAAGAATTATATAATGAAATCAAACAAATGTATATAGCTGAGGGAAGGTATCGCACTAAAACAGAAGAAGATTTTAATTATCCAACTTTTTTAGAAATTCCAAAAGACAATATCAATAATAATATTGCACCAGTAAAAGAAGAACAAGATGCGACCACTAATTGGGATTTAAAATTTGGAAAGGTTGATAAGATAATTAAAAAATTAAGTTTAAGAAATCTAGTTTATCCAATAGATGCAGACTTTGGTAATACACAAGACTATATGCAGATCAATCAATTTACATATAGACCACCAAATAAAGATATATTCTTTCCAAAAAGTGCTGCAATCAAAACTGCAACTGAAAATAATCCTAGTCAAATAGGCACAAAAGGAGTTCCTCTTGGAACACCAAGAGAGGAGTTTCTTGGACTTGTTAAATTACCAATGCCGAATAATCTAACAGACTCAAACAATGTTTCTTGGGGTGCTGATCAATTAAATGCACTTACAGCAGCAGTTTCATCTGCAGTGTTTGGTCAAGGACAAATGATAGCACAGAAAATTGGAGATAAAATGAGTGAAAGTGATTTTCAATCGGCTAATTTTTTACAAAAGATAGTACAAATGCTTGGAACTGGTCTTGAAATTGGTAAAACATCAGTAGATCAAGGAAAAGAAGAATTAAATGCTATTATTAAGGATTTAACAACTAAAGGAAGTAACTTAAATGTGATGACTCAGGCAATTGCTGGATCAGCACTTTTAAATATTGGTCAATTCGGACTAACACCTGAGACAGTTTTAGGTAGAGGTCAAGGTGTAGTTCCAAATAGTAATATTGCATTACTATTCAATTCACCAACACTTAGAGAATTTACTTTTAGTTGGAAGATGACTCCTCGTAGTCGTGAAGAAGCAAGTAGAGTAAGAAATATAATTAGATTCTTTAAACAAGGTATGGCTCCTAAAAAAGGAATCAATACAGCAACTGGTGCTGCTTCTTTTTTCTTAGGTACACCAAACGTTTTTGATATTGTATTTAAAACAACAAGAGATAAGTATGATATCTTAAATGAGAATGATTCAGTTCTTCGTATTAAAACTTGTGCTTGCACTGGTGCTGCAGTTAACTATACACCAGATGGTATGTGGAATGCTTATGAAAAAGGACAACCAGTTTCTGTGACTTTATCATTAAGATTCTCAGAACTTGAACCAATCTTTGATACAGATTATGATGATAATCAATTTAATTATAGCAAAAATAGACCAGATTTAAGACCAGTTCCAATCGACGCAATAGGTTACTAATGGCATACTTCGAAGAATTACCAAACATAGCTCACACATCTTTATTGCCAGTTCGCAATAAAATTGAAGATCGAATTATTGTAAAGAATTTATTTAAAAAATCTAAATTAAGAACAGATGTTGATCAAGCAATCACTGCTTTTAACTATTATTACATTGAGGATAACCAAAGACCAGATGTTCTTGCTCAAGAACTTTACGGTGATCCAGAATTAGATTGGGTGATACTTACAACAAATAACATTACTAATGTGAGAGATCAATGGCCATTAAGTCACAATGATTTACACTCATATATGTTAGATAAGTATGGATCAGAAACAAACGTACTTGGTATTCATCATTCTGAAACTGTGAAGATAGTGGATGAATACAATAGAGTAATATTAAACGGTGGTTTAGAAATAGATTCCAACTTTACTTTTACTTTTGTTGGAACTGTCACATCATCTACAGGAAGTCTCATCAGAGTGAATTTTGGTGGATCAAATTCAAATACTATAAATCCAGTAGCATCAATTACAAACTATGATTATGAAGTTAAGCAAAATGAAGTAAAAAGAAAAATAAGAATATTAAAAAAAGAGTATGTTGGTGCATTCTTATCTGAGCATCGACAAATAATGAAGTATGAAAGATCTTCAGACTATATTTCTAAAAAATTAAAAAGAACTGATAATCCAAG